CCCCTAGCCCTACCGTATTGTGCTTCGAAATTTCTGATGGATTGCGCCACAGTACGGGGGTTGCCAGCGGCTTGTTCCGTTAAGGCTGCGTTAATGACGTCATCACTAAAGCCAAAACGTCGGGCGGCATTTCTGGCCCCCTCCCAGTTGGCCGAACCTGTGCCTACTGAGGTATTGCCAATTATTAAGTTAATTGGCTTTGCTGATTGGCCGGGGGCATTGGTGGGGGCTGTAATATCTTCAGCCATCGCCGCCGCAACTTGCGTGGGCGTAACCCCAAAACCTACTACTACAGCCTCCGCTGCGTCCTCCGCTGCCTTCTTAGTACCCCTCAATCCATCAGCAGCCTTATCCGTAGCTTCTTTTAGGTTCTCAGCCCATGTAAAGAAGTTCTGGCCTGTGTCCTTGGTAAATTGGGTTAATACATCCTTAACATTTCTGGTGTCTAAATCTAGTAAATCGAACCGCTCAAGCACATCCCCGATACTCATATCCGTTGTATCAGCCCAGGCACGCACCACATCTTCCATGCCTGCGCCGGTTGCGTCCCATTGCATTAGCGTTTTATCAAATTTTTCAGCCAGCCTACTTAGTGTTCTATCGTGGCGTTGTTCGGCCCGTTCCGTTTCTCTAACGCTATCCCAGAATGCGTCCTTACGGGCCTGCGATTCATCCAATGTGGTCTGTACTCTGGCCTCAGATATAGCCGCAAATAGTTCGGCTGACCGTTGTTCGGCCATTGCCATACGTTCCAGTTCCGCTTTCTGGGTAATGGCAACGTCAATCATTGTGTCTTCAATATCCCGCCAAGCCGCAGCGGTATCAAGTGCGAACCGCCTTGAACTTTCAGCCATCGCTTCTTGGTTTCGCTGCCACTCAGAACCAATGCGTAAGGATATATCGTGGAAACTATCTGCCGTGCGGTCAACGTCGCTTCGCATGGTATCCGCACCCGTGGCAATCTTCTCAAAAGTCCTTTGCATCTCAGCGGACATTTCCTGGCCGGACTTCACCATTTCCGTATTAGCGGCCACCACATCATCGGCGGCACGGTCTGTATTTGTTGCTAAATCCATGACAGCCTTGGATGCTTCCTTCTCTGTTTTCTTGGCCTCCTTTGCCAGTTTCATCTGGGTATCTTCCATATCCCCAAAGGCTTCACTAGTCTGTTTCGCAGCAAAACCGGCGGTGTCCACCCAATCGTCTAAACCGTCTTTCATGCCCTTCATGCTGTGGATGGCGTTGTCCAATCCCTCCTTGATGCCACCAAGCCCAGGTATCCAGCCAATCATCGCCCTGGCACCCTCAGCCACCTTGATGCCCACATCAATCACGAATTTTGCGAAAGCGGCCAGTGATTCCTTGACCGTTTGCACCACTACATCCCAGTTCTTCCAGATGAGGACGCCTGCTGCTATCGCTGCGGTAATCAGCCCGATGGGGCCAAGAGCGATAGCTAATATTGGCAGAATTAGTTTCCAGTTGTCTTGTAGTTTCTGTATGATAGCGTCCCAATTCTTGTAAATGAGGATACCGGCGGCTATCACAGCCGTAAGACCCAACACAATGGCTGTAATCGGCCCCATAGACAGTGATAAGGCAGCGAATGCCCCCGACAAAAGACCTACCCCTGCAACGATAGTGGGCAACAACAGAATCAATGGCCCCAGCACCAGTAATATTGCGCCCAGGGCCGTGCCAACCAAGGCCAACACCTTGGTTAGGGTTGGGTGGGCTTCGGCCCATTCGATAACCCGCCGTGTCACCGATTCAACCATAGGCAGCATTTTTTCCAGCATGGGTAACAAGGCATCCCCTAGCACTTGGAACAAATCACCCATGCGGTTCTTCAACTGGGTTAAGGGGTCAGCAGCAGCTTCAGCAGAACCGCCGAACTGTTTGGTCAATGCGGCCATAATCTCAGTTTGAGTCGCACCCTTCTCCAAGATAATCCCATAACGAGATAGGCTGGAAGTCTCCCCGGCAATCGCCTTGCCTACCAATAGGGCGGCGGCGTTCAGGTCTATGTTGGCTCCAGCGGCAACATCGGTCGTAATCTTCAATGCCGCCAACGAGCCTTCCCATTGACCTCCGATGACGATTAACTTCTGTAGGGCTTCCCTCTGAGCCTCATCGCCATAGTTTGTTTTTAATTGCTGGGCGGCGACGACCTTCTCTATCTGTACCTTCTGGTCAGCATAACTACTACCGACGTTCTTCAACGCTTGGTCTAGTCGGTTGATACCTACTTGCTGGTCTAGGGATGATTTGACGGATAGCGCAGCGATACCCGTGATGGCACCACCAATAGCTGTAGAAGCCAGGCCGATAGTACGGCGGTGTTTACTGAAGGATTGCGCCAGGCTACCCATGCGTGTTTCCACATTCTTCAACTGGGCAGATGCCTGGTCACGAGCCTGAATCAGAACCGATAACGTCGCAGCGTCAGCCATCGTCTTCTACAGCCTCCACCATCTCCGTCCATAGGGTTATTTGGGATGGGTGCATCTTTGATGCGTCCTGATTATGTTGGTCTTTTGCGCTTATCAACAATCTGTAATCCAGAATATCCCGTATCAATGCCCAGTCCTCATTCATCACTTCACTGGGCAAACAACCGAAACTTTCACACACCACGCTGATGGTTCCCGCTACGGGTTGGGGGCCGTCGCCAAGGATATGTTCTCCGAGGTATCGGAGTCTTTTTTTCGGGCTTCCGGCACCTCCTGGCCCGCTGCGGCATTTACTAGCCACAGCAGTTCGTCTGACGATAGTTCCTCAATCACGTCGGGGCGGCCATAGGGTTGTTCCATCGGCTCTCCCATCAGGCCCGTCCAATTCCACTTGATGACGCGTTTGGATAACTCTTTGCATAATTCAAAGAGGTTTTCTCCCAGGCTAGTCGTATCCTCGCTGCCCCGTTGGAGGCGGCTTAACTGCATTACCTCCCGCACCGCCATCACCGGCATTATCTCCACCCATTCGCCGATGTGGACGTAGTGGGGAACGCCAGGACTGGTAATTTCTCCATCCTCAATAACTTGCCCGATATTGATGGCGCAATCATCGCTGATTACCCTGATGGTTGGTATTTTGGGCTTCATGAGCCTCTCCTTATTCCATATATTAAATACCTGTTGCGTTACAACATTTATACGAGTGTCACTATCCTCTAGTTGGGGCTGCGGCATCGGCAGCAGCACTACCACCGTTATGTCGGAACGAAGCCGAATACGTTATCGGCCCACCAACGGTTGAGGTAATGGAATAGCTGGTAACGATGGCAAATCCGTTGTATCCAGTGGTGCCGTCCGGTTCAAAATCATACTCCTCACCTTCCAGCCCCAGTTCACCAAAGATGGTGGCATCACCTTGGCTGCTTGCCAGGTCAGCGAACCCCGACACGTCGATGGTAGCCGTGGGTTTCCCTGCCAGGAAATTTTGATAGGTGTCGCCAAACGCCGTAACATCCGCTTCTGGCACTGTGAAATTTAGGGTTACCGAATTTAGTTCGTCCTCGATAGCTACGCTGTCAAACGAAAAATCTGCATCCTTACCGTGAGTTCTAGCCATATCAAGTCCCTCCTAGAATAGCGTTATTTGGCCCTATGAGGCCCGTACAGGCGTTTTAGGAAACAACCCGTGTAGTTGAGCCGCTGCACTGGAACGTGGCCGTATAAGTGGCCGCACCCCCCACCGGCAAACTGATTGTATAGCTGGAGCATAATGCCCCGGTTAACCCCGATGACGTACAAGTATATTCAGGGCTATTGGTATCTGGCCCTGCGCCATCTGGGTCATAAATCAATGTCTTAGCCCCAGACGTGAGGGAGATGTGGTCGAATATCGTGGCATCACCATCACTGGCGAAATCAGCGTCAAGCGCACCAGCCACATCAAAGCTAACGTTTTTCTTGCCCGCTAAGAAATTTTGGTACGCATCCCCAAACGCTGTTATATCACCTTCCGTTACCGTGGCGTTCATGGTGATGGAACTCAGTTCATCTTCAATTGCCACAGCATTGAAGCTGAAATTGGAATCCTTGCCGTGGGTTCTAGCCATGGTCTACCCTCCTATGTAACATAATACCCAAAAGCAACCCCAATCTTAAAACTGCGGCTTCCTGCGCCCGCAATGGTTACTACTGCCCTCCAAATATTATCGGAACCTCCAGGCCCAGTCGCTGTCTGCGTTTCAAACGTAACCCCACTGGCCTGATTTAACTGAGTAAATGTAAGCTGGTCAGTGGGACTGCTGAATCCTGTGGTATCGGACTGGATTTTAACATCCAGGGTATTGTTGCCAGAGCCGGTAATTTCAATCAACCGCAGGACACCAACGATGGTGTTAGTGGCGGCTATTGTCCCCAACGTATATTGTGTGCCATTGGCAGACGCACTATCGGTAGCATACCGAAGCAGGGTAGAACGAACCGGAGCAGCCGCACCTTGCCAAGTTACATTGCAGGCGATAACATCCCCCACCGTGCTAATGCGGGGCGATGCGCTAATCAGTGTCGGCCCCTCATATCCAACATTACCATCCGTCAATCCCCCAGGGTAAATACCCACCCGCCTGGATGTGGCAGTAAGGTCAATAAACATCTCGCCATCATAATTCGGGCTGGCTGTTGACCAAAGGCCATTCACATCAAACGTGAACGTCGGCTTGCCCTGGACATAGGTCATATCGGTATCGGCAAACGCCGTAACATCCGCTGGCGTTTCAGCGAAGTTCAGGGTCATGGAATTGCTAACCCCACTAAAATCGAACTCATCAACCAGCAACCCTGCGCCTTTAGCATGAACTCTAGCCACGGTTTCTACTCCTCTTGGGCCTGGGCATCTCGGCTAATCTAGCCTGCGCCCATTCCTCATCAGATTCCTCGTATATCTTTATCGCCTTCAAGCGAAGCAACCCCTCTACGTCCACCCCTTGTTCATCCCCGTCCAGGGCAAATCGTTGGCCTGGGTGGAACCGTATGCTGGATGGCTTCATTCCAAGGGCTTGGACTAGATGTATCTTTTTCAAGGCCAGATACCAGACCTCATCAGGGGTCACCGGAGTAGATTTTCGGGTAGTTGCTTTTTTCATAGTCTGATGGTGTCTCTAAGGCAAATCTCGAATAGGGTAGATAGCCATAGCTATTCTGGAATTCCTTGACAGCATCGCACTTCTGGCATTGGCCTTGGCTGACCGGGCCGTCGGCTGTTGCGATAACCCAATGATGGATACATTTATCAGCTTTGGTCTGCGAGGATTCGATATAGCCCTCCAATGTGTTGGTACACCACCCCGTTCTGGTCTTCTACCAAATATAAATCTGATTCACGGCGGCACATCAATAAACCATGCCCCGTGATGCTGAGTGACGCATCTTGCATTACGCCATCAATCTGGGTATCAATGTCTCCCGCCGCCTTGGGCCACACGCTACGGGCAATGGCCTTAATCATATAAACCGCAGCCCCGCCCCGCCCCGTGAAGGCGAAGTAATCATCCACCTTGGAC